GCCGGTTGGGTTGAGCAGTTTCAAACTGCCGGCGCATACACCAATCTCCGCGGCGGCGAGACAGTAATCGCCGCACGCCTTGAGAATAGGCACCCTGTCGTCGTGCGGGTTCGGTCAAGTGTGGCCACTCGTGCGGTCACGTCAGATTGGCGTCTGACGGATACCAGAACCGGAAGGCAATATGCCATCCGCGACGTTACGCACGACGTTGGCCGCGCCTACATCGATTTTCTGTGTGAAAGCGGCGTGGCAATCTGATGGTCAAAGGTGTTGGCGAGCTTAAGAAAACCATCGCCGCCTTGCCGAAAAGGGTTGATGTGTCGGCGCGGGCGGCCATGGAAAAGGGCGCAGACGAACTTGTAGCCATGATGAAGCGACTTTGTCCGGTGGATGACGGAGACCTTCGCGACAGCATTGGTTGGACGTGGGGCAATGCTCCCGCTGGCTCGAAAGTCCTCGCGCAGAGCGATCCGGATGAGCGAGGATTGAAGATCACCGTCTACGCCGGCAACGAAAAAGCCTTTTACGCTGCTTTTGTGGAATTTGGTACAGCGCCGCACAATGTGGCGGCAGGTGGCGGAAACAAGAGCTTCGCGGGGACGGCAGATGCCCACCCAGGCAGTCCAGCGCACCCGTTTTTCTTCCCTTCGTACCGCTCGCTTCGAAAGCGCATCAAATCGCGGATTTCGCGCGAGATGAAGAAGGCTATCAAGTTCGTTGGGCCGGTGACGGAAGCAGAGGCTGATTAGCATGGGTCCATCAATCGAACTTCAGAAGCTTCTGTACGACACGCTGCGGGCAGACACAGCCATCATGGCGTTGGTCGGCGGCGTGTACGACAGGGTGCCAACGTCGCCTTATGGCGTAAAAAATGCCTACATTAGCTTCGGGCCATCCGACATTGTCGACGACAGCGTAGATTGCGTGACTTCAGGGGTCCACTCATTCCAGTTGGACGTGTGGTCGAAAGCAGTCGGCCAGGTGGAAGCCAAGACGATTGTTGATCTGATCTATCGCACGCTTCATGAGCAGGAACTGGCGATGACAGACAACGCACTCGCCGAGATCCGCGTTGATTTCAGGCGTGTGTTTACGGACTCCGATGGGCTCACTACCCACGGCGTCGCATCTGTAACCGCCAGCATAGAAGAGCCGGATACATGATCGGGGAAGAGATGGCGTGGATGGTTGTCCTTCGAGAAGTGAACTGGTCCCGCCCAAAGAGCAAATTTAGCTTCAACGCAAAGCCGAAGCCGGAAGCGCAGGGTTTCCCGCATGACTTCGTCGAATACGCCGTTTCAATCGGCCGAGCGACTAAGGTAAAGCCGCCAAAGAGGCGGAGTTCCGAGAAAGAGGGCGTTTAGCCCGCCACCATACCGGCCGCCATTGAGCGGCTTTTTTATTGGAGAAATCAATGACAAGGGCTACGACCGCCAACTTTCATCAACTTGTCCTAGAAGTTGAGACGACCGCTGGTTCTGGCGTCTACTCTCGCCTCTGCGGCCTGACTTCGCGTGGCATTAATCGCCAGAGCAACATGTCTACGTCCGAAGTTCCAGACTGTGACGACGAGTCCCTGCCGGCCGCAGTCGAGCGCGCCGTACAGTCTCAGGAGGTGACGATCTCTGGATCTGGCGTTTGGGCCGCTCAGTCGCATGAGACCATGCTGGATTGGTGGTACTCCGGCGCCACGAAGAGTGTTCGCGTCCAGCACGTAAATGCTGCCAGCGGCGACACCGAATACGAGACCGGCAATGCCTACCTCGTCTCGATCTCGAACCAGGCCGAACGCGGCACGAAGGTGACGGCTGAAATCGAAGTTCAGTTCGACGGCATCCCGACGCGGACGGCAAAAGCCTAATGCGCGGTGCAGAGGAGATTGTTTGGCCGGGCGGGGAGCATTCTTTCCGCCTGGGCGTCGGCGAATTGCGTGCGATCGAGCAACGCAGCGACGCCGGGTGTGCTGTCGTGATGATGCGCCTGCTGTCTTCACAGTGGAAGATCGACGACGTGGTCGGGCCGATCAGACTTGGCCTTGTAGGCGGCGGGATGCAGGAACGCGACGCGCAAAAAGCGGTTGAGGCCGCCCTCGACGTTGCGAGCCCTTATGCACTTGCGGTTACCGCAGCAGAAATCATCAGGCGCTTCATTATGTGGGAAACGGACGACCAGCCGGGGGAGCCCGCAGCGGGGATGGCGGCGGAAAGCAACTAGACCCGCTTCCGAACGGCAAGACCCGCTGGTCCTCTTACTACGGCGCAGGCGCTGTGGTCGGCTATTCTCCCCGCGATATCGACGACATGACACTCTGGGAATTTGCCTGCTGCATGGAAGGCTATCGCAAAGCCCACGCAAGCGAAGAAGAAGCGCCGCCCGCCATGACTGATGACATCGCTGCGGATCTTGGGATTGAGGGTTTCTAAATGGCCTCTGGTGACGATACCGCTCGCCTGCTTGTCTCTATCGAGGCGACAACTAAGAAGTTCGAAAAGCAGCTCGCCGCGATCGCGAAAACCGCCGGCGATACCGCCGGTGGCATCGAGAACAAGTTCAAGAAGGCCAATGACAATGTTGCTGGCAGCTTCGACAGCGGCGGCAAGAGGGTTGTGCAGTCACTTGGCGCCCAGCGCGCCGCAGTATCGAACCTATCGTTTCAGTTGAACGATATTGCGATGGGACTTGCCTCCGGCACGTCTCCATTCACGATTATGGTCCAGCAGGGTAGCCAGGTATCGCAGGCACTTCAAGGCAGCGGTGGGCTCTTGGGGGCACTTAAAACCGTCGGTGGCGCGTTCGCGCAGATGGTCAACCCCGTATCTCTGGCGTCATTTGCTCTCATCGGGCTCACGGGTGCCGCGGTCCAGTATTTGACCACCCTGAAGTCCGACGTCCCGGACGCGGAGAAGATCCTTAAGGCCCACGCAGAGCTTATCAAGTCCTTCGATGACGCATGGGGCATCGCGAAGAAGGGTGCTGAAGACTACTCGGATTCAGTCAAAAAGATCGAGCTGCAAAAGCTTCGCGACGAGTTTGGCAGTCTGCAGAAGGCCATTCAGGCGGCTGGTAAGGATCTATCGTCGGACATTCTCAGTGTTCCGGTAAGCGAGTTCGGTGGCGCTACGCAGACCGTTCTGGACTTCCAGCACGCGCTCTCGCTGCTTCAGCAGGATGTCCCGGACTTCCGCGGCTTCTCGCTCGAAATGGCAAAAATCGAGGGCATGACTGGCATTCCCGACAATATTCGGGAACTCGCCAAGCAGGTTCGCCTGTCTGCGCAGGAATCCATTCCGCTTCAGGAAGCGATTGAGGGAACCCAAAAGCGCCTTAAGGACGTCTACCTAACTGGCCAGCAGGCCAAGGACGCGTTCGCTGCACTGACTGCCTCGGCGATCGGTCTTGGCGCGAATGGCGGCAGCGCGATAAGCGACGTAGCCAACAAGATCAAAACTGAGCTTATACCCGCGATGGGGAAGGCGCTCGAACAGGTCGGTGAATACGCCAAGAACCTGAATGGTCTGCAGGATCAGATTAACAAATCCGGTCCACTTGGCCGCCTATCGCCTCTCTATTCCGGCGGCGGCAAATTCATGAACAGCATGGAGGCAAGCAATTTCGACTTCAACGAGTCGCAACTTGACGAAGTCGGAAAGTCTGCCGCTGCCAAGCTGATACGCTCTTTTGAGGGCTTCATCACCAATGCCAAATGGGACACGAATGCGTTTCGTGTCGGCTTCGGCAGTGACACCGCGACGCGCGCCAATGGCGTGATTGAGAAGGTCACCAAGGACACCGTCGTCACGCTCGACGAGGCGCAGCGAGACCTATCGCGCCGCATCATGGAGTTCCAGGACGGCATCCAGAAGGCCATCGGCATTGAGACTTGGAAGAGCCTCTCCGACGGCCAGCAGGCCGCGCTGACGTCGATTGCCTACAACTATGGCTCTCTGCCGGACTCGATCGTAAAGGCGATCCAAGATGGCGGCGGGCCGGAGAAGGTCGCGAAGGCTATTGCGGCGCTCACCTCTAACCCTGGTAGGCGCAAGGAAGAAGCGCAGACTTACCTTTCCGGCACGGGCATTTCGCTGTCGGATGCCGGCATCGTTTCAAGCAACAAGAAGACGCCAGACCAGATCTTTCAGGGCGACGTCGCCGAGATCCAGAAGCGCATCGATGTGCTCAATGCGGAATATGCTGCCCAGGCGAAGCTAAACCCGCTCATCACAGACTACGGCTTCGCAGTCGAAAAGGCTAAGATTCAGCAGCAGTTGCTGTCTGAAGCCCAGAAGGCTGGCGTGACAGTTACGCCTGAGCTTGCGGCCAGCATTGATGCATTAGCCACGAACTACGCCAAGGCATCGTCGGCGAGCGAGGGACTTAAGGTTTCTCAAGAGCGACTGCGCAAGTCGGCTGAAGAGTTTCGCGATCTCGGCCGCGATGTCGTGGGTGGGTTCATCTCAGATCTACGCAGCGGCAAGTCAGCGGCGGAAGCATTGGCTGGCGCCTTGGATAAGGTCGTCGACAAGCTTATCGATGTCGGCCTGAACGCCGTCTTTGGCACAGGTGGAGGCGGCGGCCTCCTCGGCGGGCTGTTCGGTGGCGGCGGCGGAGGTGCAGGCGGTCTGCTGGGCGGCATGCTTATTCCAGGCATTCTGCATAGCGGCGGCGTCGCTGGTTCTGACGGCTACGGACATGGGCGATCGGTTTCTCCGTCGGTCTTCGGTGGTGCCAAGCGCTACCACAAAGGCGGCGTCGCTGGCCTCCAGCCCGGCGAAGTTCCGGCCATCCTGCAACGAGGCGAGGTTGTCCTCCCGCGCGGCACTAAGATGGGTGGCCAGTCTGGCGTCCACGTAACCGTCGGCGTCGATGTCGACGGAAGCGGCAATCTGATGCCGTTCGTCAAAACAGTGAGCCAACAGACCGTGACCGAGGCCAGCCCTCGCATAGTGAGCGCGGCCACTCAGCAGGTCGTTCCGACGATGGCGAAATACCAGAACAACACGGCCGGCGGCGACTACCGCAATTCGTAAGGAGGCGAAATGGCAACGATTATAGAATGGCCGTTTTGCCTTCTCACGCCTCGGCAGGTGCAGGCGAACGTTGTTCCGTTCACTCGCTCGGGCGGCAAGTCGCTTGGCGGCGTCGAGCCGGTTACGCGCACGGATCTTGGCTATTGGGCGATTGATTACGCTAGCATCGCGATTCAGAACCGCTATCGCGATCAGTGGCGCACGTGGCAGGCCATCAGGCAGAAGCTTGGTGGCCGCTCCGGTTTGATCGCTGTGCGCGTTCCGTCTGGGCTGTCGGCGCCGTACGTCTCGGGAAGATTCGAGCCTGCCGTTGATCTGCCGCACAGCGACGATTCATTCTTCGATGACGACAGCTCATACGAGCAGGGCGCGATTTCGGTTGTGACCGACGGCAACACGCCGATCGGCTCAACGTCCATCCGCCTTCGTATCATCAAGGCCGCGGCGGACCTCGTCGGCGTACGGTTTTCATACAACCACGCGCTCTACGAAACGGGGCCGGTGCTCGAGACGGACGGCGACATCTGGACAGTCTTGATCTCGCCTTCGGTTCGCGAGCTCATCCCGTCTGGCGCCTCGCTCGAGTTCGATCGGCCAACCTGCCTTTGCCATCTCGCCGACGACCGCGGAATGGATATTTCGCAGGATGCGATAACCAAGGGCGTCAAGCCCAACGTCAGCTTCATCGAGGCGACGGACTACTGGAACTCGCTGGTTTAGCCGGACTGACCGCCCCCTTTGATTGGAGTGCCTCGTGGCAAGTCTTCGTGTTCTTTGCCAGGTGGAGCTTCCATCTGGCACACTTCGCTTTTGGGACGGGTCAGGTGGCCCGTTTGTTGGAGATGACGGCGAGATCTACCGCGCATGCGTTCTCACTGAGGACGCACTTGCCCAGATCGAGGCAGCCATCAACGCCGAAGCCTTCACGCTCTCGTTGGTGCTGTCCGGAGTTGATGGGGCGACAAGTGACGCCGTCTGGGTTGATTATCAAGCTGGCAATATCGTCGGCTCTCACTTCCGCATCCTGTTGCAGAAGTGCGATGACTTCGAGCAGCCTGTCGGCGATCCGATCGTTAAGTTTACCGGCACTGTGTCGAATTTGAACTTCGTCGACCAAGCGGCTGGCGACGTTATCAATTCCACTATTCAGGTCGATGTCGCCAACCGCTTTACGCTACGCAATGTGACCAATGGCGCGGTGCTTTCCGACGTCGACCAGCGCGCTCGGGCGAAGATCATTAATCCATCCGCTCCTGATGACAAATTCTGCGAGCGCATTCCTGGCCTGAAGGATCGAACGATCAGATGGCCGAACTGGTAGCGGATCGGCTGGCCTTGTTTCTGGATGCACAACAAGCGCGGCCGTGGGACCCCGGCACCGTTGATTGCTGCCTCTTCCTCGCAGACTGGGCGATGTGGCTTGGCCATCCGGACCCGGCCGCGCACTTGCGCGGCACCTATTCGGACGAGGCAGGGTTTGAGTCGATCATCCGCGAAGCTGGTGGCGTTGCCCCCGTGGTGGCGGGCTGCGTCGCCAACATCAACGGTCAACCACTTGCCTCGCCACATGTCGGCGCAATTGGCGTCATTGGTAGCCCGACAAACATCTCCCGCCAGTGGGGCGCCATCTTCGACGGCACTCACTGGTTGGTGCGCTCCCGCGCCGGCGTCGGCCCGCTTTCCGCCAAGCCCCTAGCTGTTTGGGAAATCTAAAAATATGCCAGACATTATTAGCTTGGGCGCGTTGATCGTGTCCTCGTACGCGACTACTGTCGCTGCGGCTAACGCCCTCTATCTCGGCACACTGGCGCTGAGCTACGGCGGTCTGCTTGCCGGCGCCACCCTTCTTTCCAAGGCCCTCACGCCAAAGCCGGCGGTTCCCAAGCCGGAAGACGGCACCTACAATCTGAAGCAGTCGGTGCCATCGTTGCCAATTATCCTTGGCACGGTAAAGAAGGCCGGCGACTACGTCTTTCTCGAGGAAAAGGACGGCGTCGCATTTCACATCATAACCACGGCTGGTCATCGGGTTCATAGCTTTGTGCAACACTACCTGCACGATGAGGCGGTGACGCTAGATGGCGCCGGGAATGTAGCGACACCAGCGCATTTTGCGGGTGGCTATGTGAGGTTGGAGACCAGAAATGGCGCGACGCTGGAGACTGCGTACTCTCAGGTCGTAGGAACATTCCCAACGATCTGGTCTGCGGCTCACCGAGGCGATGGAATCGCGTCCATCATGATGGCATGCGCAACCGCTCCATCTGAGGACTACCTTAAGGTATATCCGAACCAGATGCCGGAGCATTCAGCCGTCATCAACGGCATGCTTCTTTATGACCCGCGCAATGGTGTCACCGACTTTTCGAGCAACATCGCGATGATGCGCCTTTGGCACCTGACGAGCCCATATGGCGGCAAGATGTCGCTCGACGACATGCATCCGCCAGACTGGATCAATGCAGCGAACGTCTGCGACCAGACGGTGGTCAATAGATCTGGCGCGAACGAAAGCCGCTACCACGGCGGCATGTGGTTCCGGGCTGACAGCGATCCGATCGAAGTTGGCCGGACCATGGATCAGGCCGCTGAGCTCGTCGTCTACGAGAGATCCGACGGCAAGATTGGCGTGCACGCCGGCGAATACGTTGCTCCGACTATCACGCTGACGCGCGACAATATCATCTCGTTCGGTCTGAATGCCAACGTTGATCCATCGACGACGGTCTTGGCGGTGCGCGGCAGATTTACCGATCCGTCTGACCTCTACAACACCAACGACGCTGCAATATACGGCAACCCGTATATCGGCGAGGACACAGAGCGGACAATGACCGTCGAGAACGTGGCGGTGCAGTCGCATAACCACATTCAGCGGCTTCAGAAGCTAGCCTACATCAGGAGAAATGGGGCGAAGGTGTCGATTACCGCTCACTACGATCCAAGCGCCGATATTTCATACCATCGATTTGTCCGCGTTCAGTACGCGCCGAAGCTTTCTGACGCTGTGGTCGAGATCACATCGAAAGTGACCATATCGCTTAGCGACATGACTGTCAGTTTCAGCGGGATCGTGGTGCCGACCGACCTGTACGCATTCAACGCGGCGACGGAGGAGGGCGAACCCGGTGCTTCTGTTGTTATCGTCCCGCGTACGGGCGTGCCGGTCCCCGTCAACTTCGATGTCGTTATCCAGACCGAAGTAGTGTCTGGCGGCGCAACGGCTGCCTATGCACTCGCAAGTTGGGATCATGTTTCAGATAGCCTGACTTATGAACTCGAGTGGGAAAAGACATCTGGATCAACTGGACCGCAAAGTTCAGTATCGCAACCCGGCGTCGATCAAGTCCGATCCGGCTATCTGGCGGACGGCGCGCAGTATCAGTTCCGGCTTCGTGCGTGGTCGGCAGGCGCTAGCTCGCCGTTCACAGCATATGAGTTGCGGACGGCCGTTGCCGATCCCACGCCGCCAGGTCAGGTCACTGGCGCAGGCGTAACGGGCGGTGCAGGGCAGGGCAGCTTCAGTTGGACAGCGCCAAACAGCGCCAACTATTCCGGCGTTCGGATCTACATCAACACGACGAACAGCTTCAGCGGGTCGACGCTGGTTGCCACCGAGTATGGGCCGCCGAACATTGCCGACGGTCGTGTCGTCACCGGTCTGACGGCCGGCACCAAGTACGGGTTTATCGAAGCGATCAATGCCTCTGGCGTGCCGGCTTCGGCGGTCGCGACGGGTTCATTCGTCGTCACCTGATCCCCAAAAACATCGACTCCCTTAGGCCGCCTCGTGCGGCCATTTCTTTATGGAGAATTGTATGCCGGCACCTACCGCCGCTGTGGTCTTCGATGACTACAACACCTCTGGCGTCCCATCGTCCGGCGCCAAGAAGGTCAAGAAGTCTGAGGCCCGCTCTTGGGGCGCTTGGCTCGAGGCGACAATAACCGCCTTCACGTCAGCCGGTGGATCTGTCTATCCCTCGCTGGCGGCAATAAACTCTGATCTATCGCCGGCAAATAACGCAATGGCTTGGGTCGTATCGGACTCGACGGCCGCTAACAACGGTATCTATCGAAAGATCGGCGCATCTGGTGCCGGGTCTTGGGTGCGGATTGCTGACCTCCCGTACTCATTTATCATTGCATCAGACGTTGGCGCCGGCGCCCCAGATGCCATTCAAGCCACAACCAATCTTCCCGTCTCTGGCTCGGCGCTCGTTTGGCTTGCGGTATCCGAGGCGAACACCGGTAGCCCAGTCACAGTATCGTTCAATGGCGAAACTCCGCTCACGATCAAGACCAATGGCGGGGCGGACTTGTCGGCGGGCGGTCTCGTCTCTGGCATGATCATTATGGGAATCGTCTCCGGGTCGACCTTCCGACTCGTGAGCGATCAGGCTAGCGCTGCCATCTTGGCTGCGGCAGAGGCGGCGGCAGCAGCAGCCTCGGCCTATGCCGATTTCATCCGCAATAACTGGTTTGTGGCTGGACCGTTTACCGGCTCTGGCGCTTCGGCCGATTACCTTTTGCCGATAAACCCCGGATCTGTGAACAACATGTTCCCGGTCGTTGGCGGTGTCGCTCAGCTGATCACCGATAGCGCGTATTCGCTAGTCTCGTCTGGCGGCAACTACTACATCCGCATCAACGTGCCTACTGGGATCAAGTTCGAGGTGCGGATCGGCAATGCGGTCAACGTCAACACCCCCGCCGATGGGAGCGTAACGACACCGAAGTTGGCCGACGACGCGGTGACATATGCGAAGATGCAGAACATCAGCGCTACACTACGCCTCAGCGGACGAAAGTCGGCAGGCGCTGGCGACATGGAAGAAATCTCGGCCGCAGAATTGCGCGACCTGTTTTCCCCGGCCGGTAGCGTGGTTGATAGTGTTGTTGGCAGCTACGCTGCCGCGACCGCCATCACCGCAATCATACCGCTTGACGACACTATTCCGCAAATCACGGAAGGCACACAGATCATATCGGTGTCGATCACGCCGAAGTCGACCGCGAACAAGCTGCGCATTCGATATAGCGGGTTCATGGGAGGCAATGGCGTCTTTGCCTGCGCGCATGCAGTATTCAACGGAAATGCGAACGCGATTCATGCGGGCGGGTTTGTCACGCCGGTTAGCAACTATTTCCAGAACTTTTGCGGTGAGGTCGAGTACGCCCCCGGAAGCATCTCGCCCCAAACGATATCGCTGCGCGTCGGCGTCCAGACTGGATCCCAAACACTTTATGTGAACGGCAATCCGAGCGGCGGCACTCGTCTCTATGGCGGCTCCGCCGCAACGCGCCTCATCATTGAAGAAATAAAGGCTTAAAGCATGTTGACAAAAGTTTCGCCATTCATGCTCGAGGTCCAGGGCGGCGGCTCGTCTGCCGTGTACTTCAACGTCAAGGATTACGGTGCACTTGGAAACGGGGTTGCCGATGACACGACAGCGATCAATGCAGCGCTAGCCGCTTGTGTGGCTGCAGGCGGTGGGCGTGTGTACTTCCCGAAGGGGAGGTATCTTGTTTCCAGCACTATCGCGATCACGACCAGCAATGTGTACCTTGTTGGTGACGGCATGTATCTGTCAACAATTTACCGCACGGGTGATTACGGCAATACCGTGACCTTTACCGGGAATTCCGGTACCGGCGCGCCGCTCTCCAATCTCGGAGTGATCGATATCGGCTTCGAGTCGGGGGGGTTGACCACATCCGGCTCACACATCGTGTTCGATGGCGCTACTCGCGTCCAGTGTAGCGGAATTTTCATGCTGCAAGGCTTCATCGGCATGACCTGTAAGGCGCTCACGGCGGCGCACATTAGCGACTGGTATCTCGTCTTCACCAACAACTTCGGCGGCACGAAGACAAGCCGCAAATATCTCTCGATGTCTGAAAATGACGGATACAGCCATCCGTCTTGCGGCGATGTGTTCTTCAACAACATTAACCTGCGTGGCAACACCGCTCAGATTTCGACCGACTACGGTATTGTCATAACGTCGGGCGACGGGCTGTGGTTTAACGGTGGTCATATTGCATCCTGCGGGCTTGCAAATCTCATGATCAACCACGGGACGCATTCAATTTCTCTCGTGTGGTTCGACACCGTCATGTTTGACGAGGGGCAGGGAACCTACAATATCCTCATTCAAGGTGCCGACGCCGGGTCGATTATGGGCGAGATCCACTTTGATACTTGCTCGATCAAGGGGATTGCCGTTGCCACCTATGGCGTTGTTATCTCTGGCGATGCTCGGTGCGTATATTTCGACAGCTGCGTCATCATGGGACACCGCCAGCACGGCGTCCTGATTAACGCCACGTCAGCACAACAAATACGCTTCGACAACTGCTTTGTCGCGGGTAACTCGATGGCCGGAAGCGGCCTTAACCCTGGCGTTAACATCGCCGTGGCAAACACGGGCGGGATATTCTTCAACGGTGGCAAGTACGGCGGGGACGGCAACTATTCGTCCACGGGGTTCCAGTCGTACGGTATCCAGATAGCGGCGGGTGCTGATAACATCATTGTCAGTGAGGCCGATTTGCGCGGCAACATCACCGGCACGCTTTTGAACGGGTCTTCGGGTGCCGGCATCAAGGTGGTCAATTGCCTGCCGTAATCTAGCACCCAGTGCGAATGAACAGCGTCGGAGCATCGGTCACATCGATCCGATGCTCCGACCATTTTGGATCTTTTTCAAGCCTTGCCTTCATTTCATCTAGGAAGCCCACGCCGGGTAGACGCTGGATCACAGCCTCCTTCAATCCGGCCTCGTTGGGGAACAGAACGAAGTTCGATCGGCCCATGATGTCGGCCACCTGGTCGATCGACCGCTCGGCGTAGGTGAATGCAATCTCGATCCGTTTCCGTTCCTTCTGCCCCACATCGAGCGCAACGGCTTCAGGTGTGATTGGGTAGGAATTGGCGGCGGTGAACAGGGGCATGGCATTTCCGCAAGCGGGAATTCTCCCCACGTTGCGAGACACGAGCGAGCTGATCTGGTTCAGCATTTCCTGCGTCTCGGGACGGTAGCGCCCGTCTTGATAGCTGTTGCTGGGAGGCATGAAGGCTATAGCGTAAAGCGCGACAGCAGCGGTGGCGATGTGCGATACTGCTCGGTTAGATGTTCCCAGACCCCGAGAGATTGCAACGACAGTTGCGACAATGAACGGGAAATAAAAGAACGAGCCCTGATACAGGTTTTTCACCTGGCTAATTGCGGTCCCGATATAGATGACTGCGCACCACAGGTAATAGGCGGCGGTCTGCAAGTCTTCTACGCCTCTCGCCTTCCGCAGCGAGATTGAGACGATATCCGCACCGATTGCGATAATGCCGACGTAGAGGAAAATGCCGAGGGCGTTCCGCCCGCCATACCCGAATGAATTGAACGCTAAGTGGAGAAGCCAAGATCCTGGAGTGTTCCAGATGTCGCTTTGAGTGAAGACAGCAGCCTTGATATACTCGTAGGTGCCGTATCCCCAAACATAGACGATGGGCGTCAATAGAATCAATACTGTCCCGGCGACCACGGCAGCAGCAGGCATGGCTTCAACAAATCGCCGCTCCGGTATGCGTCTGATCATTCCCAGCCCCCAGGCGAAACCAAGCATCGGGATGGTGATGATTGCGGCGCTGAGCTTAACAATCATGCTGAAGGCGACGAATGCACCGAGAAGCAGTGATCTCGAAACAGGCAACTTGTCGTATCCGAATGTGATCAGCCAATATCCGGAGAATGCGAAAAGGGCGGCCGCTATCATGTCAGGCCGTAGTTCGGTCATGATCGCTCCCGTAGCCGGGACGAACATCAAAGCAACTACCATCAACAGCGCGAAGCGGCTTCCTATCCTCCGACGGCAAATCACGTAGATGCCGGTCGCAAAAGCCAGAAGCCCCCATACGTTCATGATGTAGGCGCCGTAGTTGTGCGGCCCGAAGAGATAGAATCCGGCCATGGTCGACAGCGTTTCGACAGGCGCACGAGGTGGCTTTGATAGGAACGAGCGGAAAATGTCGCTGACCGATCTAACGCCATCGAAGGCGACGCGCTGGTAGGCGTCTAGAAGATAGCCGTTATCATCGTAAATGGTTGGAACAGAAAGGGCCCCAACGTTGAACGCTAGCCCGATATTGAGTGCGGCAAATACCACAACGATTGCGACGAGGATCGTAAACGTCCTAAAGCGCTGATCTTTCATGTGCCCAGATATTCCGTTGTTCATCGCCCTATTATGGCGGGAGGGGTAATCTTGCAAGGCGACGGCTGTATCGTTAAGAGTGTATCAACGTTTTTGGCAGGGGATATCATGAGCGGCGGCAGGGTAGTGCTTTTTCTGGTAGCTGCAGCGTTGGTGGCGGCTTTCTTCGCGGGACAGATCTATATCCCGTACGCGGGGCCGATCGGGACGTTGTGATCTAATCGCGCTTCAATAACTAATTACCACCATCAAGGCTCGCTTCGGCGGGCCTTTTTCATATCAGGACACCCCCATGAAACTCATCCCCGACGTTCGCCGGGTGCTTCGGCGCGCTTGGTCGCTGCGGCTGCTCGAGCTCGCGGCACTGGCCGACATCATCCTCAACACGGTCCCGGTCGTGTCCGACTACCTGCCATGGTGGTTGACGCTGGCGCTGCTTGGCGGCGCGTGGGCGGCACGTCTCTTGGCGCAACCATCCGGAGGCGAGAATGCCAAAACTGAATAAGAAGGCGGTCGCAGCTATTGCGGCCGTCGCGCTTTCGATCGGCTCGCTGATCAAGCCTTGGGAGGGGCTGTCGCTGACCGCCTATCCCGATATCGTCGGCGTGTGGACGGCCTGCTACGGCGAGACGCTCGGCATCCGCAAGGGCATGAAGTTCTCCAAGGCCGAGTGCGACGAGAAGCTTCTGACGCGCGTCATGGACGACTACTACGTGCCACTGACCGAGTGCATCGCCGACTTCGACCGCAAGCCGGTTGAGTGGCAGGCTGCCGCTATCTCTGTGACCTACAACGTCGGCGTCGGCGCAGCCTGCAAGTCGACGTTCGCGCGGCTAGCACGCGAGAACCGGCTGAAAGAAAGCTGCCATGCCATGACCGCATTCAACAAGGCAGGTGGCCGGGTAGTGCAGGGGCTCGTCAACCGGCGGCAGGCTGAATTGAAGCTTTGCCTACAGGGGGTCGCATGAACTCCACCAAAATAACCAACGCATTGAACTACGCGGCGGCTTTTGTGTCGGCGCTTGTCGCGCTGCTTATCGGCTTCGACTGGCTCGTGTTCTTCACGCCAGTCCAAGCACTGAAGATTGTCGGCGCGCTTAATCTCATCGGCCTCTTCGTGAAGGCTTGGATGATGACGGCTGAGCAGTACGCCAAGCAGCTGGCTACGGGGTCAAAATGATCGCTTTCCTTCTAAGCCCTGTCGGCCGTTGGACGGTTGGTTCACTGGCCGCGATCCTCCTCCTGTTTGGTGCGTATGCCTACGTCGACCACAAAGGTTACCAGCGGGCTGCTGTGGCTTATCAGGCGCGCATCGACAAGATCGTTGGCGACTACAAGGCCGCAGAGATCGCAGAGATCGAGCGGCAGGACGCAGCCAACAATGCGGCCAAAGCGCGCGAGGCCATCGCGATTGCAGAGATGCAGGCTGCCAACTCCCAACTTGAAACCCGAATAAAGGAGCTGGCCGGTGAAGCTGCTAAAGATCCTGATGCTCGCAAGCCTGTGCTCGGTGCTCCCAGCGTGCGCCGCATTAACGAAGTCCATTAAGGTCACGCCGGCGATCCCGCCACGGATCGCCATGCCGTCCGACGAACTCCTCAAGAAATGCAATCTTCCGGTAGATCTCGGCGACGGGCCGCTCGCACAAGAACGGCTTGAGAAACTATGGATTACTGACCGCTCATCTCTAATCATGTGCTACCGCAGGAATCTTGCCTTGGTTGACTTTATCCTAGACAGGGACGGACGCTTGACGGCCGTTCCAAAGCAGACCGTGAGGCAAAAATGACCGGAGCGGAGCTAATGGCCGTAATCGGCTTCTTTATCATGCTTTCCGGTGCAGGCTGGCGCGTGTGGGCGCGTGTGGAAGGCAAGGTAAAGGTTGCCGAAGACAAGGCGGAAAAAGTAGCTGCTGATCTTGCGGCTCACAAACTGCACGCTGCCGAGACGTTCGTAACAAAGGCGGGGATGCAGGAGCAGACCGCCCAAATCATGCGGGCGATCGAAGGTGTGGGCAATCGCATCGACAGCGTCCACGAAAGGCTCGATCGGGCTTTCGAGCGCACCACGAGCCGCACGACGCGCAGCTGACCAGTAATTATATACAATCTTCGGACCAAGCCCTGCTGCCCTAACCGGTGGCGGGGCTATTTTTGTTTTTTAGAAATTTCTAATTAGCCTCTTGACTCTCCACCGCCAAGCACTCACGTGATTCGTCCGGAGGTGACTGATGCCAGAAAATACCGCCGAAACAACACCTATCCGCGATCTCCTCGTCGCCGTCGAGCGCGGCAACGGTATCACTATGCGGCGGCACGTTACGCTTGCGGATCTTGCCCACAGCTTGCTCTACCGCTGGCCCGAAGACAACCGCGGCAAGGAGTGGGTCGTTGCTCAAGTGATGTGCCTCGAGGCTATGGAAGGCGTTCGCGATCCGGAGCAAGCTCGCGCCGCCTTTGTCGCCGCAGCGATCGCAGCAGAGATGCTGATGGTTCGGGAAGAGTATATTCAACAGCGCCCAGAGCGCCGGCCACGTAAGGGCAGGCGAGGCCATTTACCAACGCTTAACTAACGCCGTCCACACATTTCCTTGACAAATTTGTAAGTTTACATCAAGGTCACGGATGCTAGCCACCAACTAGCAAGCTGCGACCGCTACCAACGGTCGTCCTCGCACTCACCACAGCAGAGGAGACAAGATGAGATATTATAGATGGGCCGCGATCGCATTGCTTGCGCTTACCGTCGTTATTTTCGGCGGAGTTGCCATCGCGACACCCAGTGCGCCACCTCCGGCGCCCGCTGTCACCGACGCTTCCGTCGTCTATGTCGACACTGATCGAGGCCACGGCTCCGGCGTCCACATCGGCGACGGCTATGTGATTACGGCCGGCCATGTTGCCGACGGCGCGAAGACCATCCAACTTAAGACAGCGGGCGGCAAGTTTCATCCCGCCGAGGTGCTCTGGCTCAACAAAGAGTATGATATCGCGCTCCTCCGCACTGACGGAACTGGTATCGGTGCAGCCACGCTGGCTTGCCGCTACGCCCATGTCGGCGAGGATATCCGAGCGATCGGAAACCCACTCAGTCTCGAGTTTGTCTCGTCCTACGGTCGCATCTCTGGCGAGGTCCGCAAGCTCGGGCCATGGAAAGCTATTCTGGTCACGGACCTCACGACCGTTATGGGCCAGTCCGGCGGACCCGTCTTTGACGAGGGGGGGGCACTGGTGGGGATTACCGTGGGCGTCATTAGCGCGCCAATCCAGACGCCGTTCGGCCCGGTTTCTACGCTTACGGGTTACGGGACAATTGTTCCCTCGCAGGCGGTGTGTGATCTGATGGCGAGGGTTTGATGGCTGCGACGATCTATTTTTTTGTCGCGGCTGGCTTCTGCTCGGCGACCGGCAAATTCTGGATATCGATGGGATGGCCGTTCTACCTCGGCGAACTTCTCGGCAAAGAGATCGTCAAGCGCGACATGCTTTGACCACTTGCGGCCGCGCGAATGCGGCCAGACTTTTCCCAAACATCGGAGGCGGTATGCCTACACCACCCCTAAGCGACGAACTCGCCAGACAGGCGGCCGACGCCTTCACGTCCACGGGCTCACAGACGTCCGCCGCTACTTTGCTGCATCTGTCGCGCACTACTTTTCAGTCTCGTCTCAGGGTCGCCGCTGAGCGCGGCATGCTTGGCACGAAGCCAGTTCTTCCGGGGTTCGCTATCAAGAGCGTCGCTAGTAAGGCCGAGGACGGCTCGTGGGTGAAGCAGACGAAGGCGCCGGGCGAAGTGTTCGCGCTACCCGCTGGGCAGATCATAAAGGGTGTTTCCGCCCTGGTTGACGGGCAGGGTAGGGAGGTCGCCAAGTGGATCAAGACTACAGCCGATTCTGAGCAACAGCTTGCCGCCATGCGGGCGGCCGTCGAGGCCTTCAAGGAGGAGATCCCGCGCGCTGAGCCGGTGGCCGCGCCGTCGCATACGATCGACGATCTGCTAAACCAGTACACCATCACCGACCATCACCTCGGAGCGCTGGCATGGAATGAGGAAACGCGCGGCGGCGATTATGACTTACGGATCGGCGAGCAGCTGATCATTGATTGGTTTGCATCGGCAATCGCCCAATCGCCACCGGCAAAGCGCGCCGTATTCGCGCAGCTTGGAGACTTCCTTCACTACGACTCGTTCAAGAGCGTAACGCCCGAGCACGGCCACCTGTTGGACAGCGATTCGCGCTACCCCAAGATGGTTCGCGCCGCCATCCGCATCGTGCGGAAGGTCATTCGCATGTTGCTCGAGAAGCACGAGGAAGTCGACGTGATCATGTGCGACGCCAACCACGACCCGGCTGGCGAGGTCTGGCTTCGGGAGATGATGGCTGCGTTTTATGACGAAGAGCCAAGGATCAGGGTTGATACCAATCCAGGCACCTATTCCGTGATCGAGCACGGTGACGTGTCTCTCTTCTATCATCACGGCCATCGTCGCGGCGTCAAGAACGTCGATTCCATTCTCGTCGGGAAGTTCCGCAAGGTCTATGGCCGCACGAGCCTGAGCTACGCCCACACTGGCCATAAGCATTCCGACGAGCTCAAGACGACGGATTTGATGAAGGTCGAGCAGCACGAAACGCTCGCGGCGCCGGATGCTTACGGCTCAAACTGGCTGTCGGGCAGATCCGCAAAGGTCATCACCTACCACAAGAATTTCGGCGAGGACGGCCGAGTCATCCTGTCGGCGGCTCGTGTCATGGGCACAGCCAGGCAGGCGGCAAATGATAATGTGGATTGGAGGATAGCAGCTTGAGGACGTGCGAAATTAGCGGATGCGGTCGAAAGCATGAGGCTCGTGGCTTCTGCAATGTTCACTATCAGCGACTGATCAAGCATGGCGACCCTCTAGCTGGAGGTGAATACTTGCAGACTAGGAGAGGCGAAGTCGTTGAATGGCTTTTCAACCATGTCGAAGTCGACACTGACGAGTGCATTAAATGGCCATTCGGAGACGATTCCCATGGCTACGGGCAACTCCAGTACGAGGGCAAGACGCGAAAGGCTCATCGCGTTATGTGTGAGCTCGTAAACGGCCATCCACCGTTCGAACGGGCAGAGGCGGCCCACGCTTGCGGGAACGGGAAGCGTGGGTGCGTCAGTCCTCGCCATCTAAGGTGGGCCACCCCCAAGGAGAACAACTGGGATCGTGTCGACCATGGAACTGACAACCGCGGCGAGAGGTGCGGCACTCACAAACTTAAGGAGCCCGAAGTCTTCGAGATCGATCGCCTACTCTCATCTGGGTCGTCACATCAAGATTTGGCTGACCTATACGGAGTTCACAGATGCACGATTACGGACATAGCAAAGGGCAAGAATTGGGGGTGGTTGACGGGCAGAGTTCACCACTCCAACCCGAAGCCGCCCGCCGCAGCGAATGACAACGAACCAGTGAGGAGGGCGGCGTGAGCGACTGGTACAACCCGGATGCATGGTCATCACCATCCCGCGTCGTGAGCGACATATGGGAGCCGAAAGTCTCCCGCATTCTAGGCCCTGACGGAGCCCCAATCCCGTACAAACCACAGCAGCAGCCGATCGGTTTCGTCAAGCTGGGCGAGACCGTAAAGCAGAGGAGGGCGGCGTGAACATCTACCGCTACCGCTTCAACTGCGTTTGTCCAACGGACGAAACGACGGTCACTTATGACCTGACGATAACGTCGCCGGGGAAAATACTTGCCGAGAAGATTCGCGCCATCTGCGACGCAGGCCCGTCACATCAGGAGGATTTGGCCGATAGGTTATCAGCGTTGGGCGGCGTACAGGTCATCATCGCGACACATCAGGGCGTCGAAATAGAAACGAGAAGACCATGACCATCCATTACCACGGAACGCCGCTCACGCCGCGCTCCGAAATGATGAAGATGGCCGGAAAGAACTTCTGCGTCTCTTTCGCGAATCCTGGCGATGCGGAGTGGTGCCTGCTTAACGGGCAGTCAATCGCGTGGGATAATGGCGAGTACGTTTTCTATAAGCGTCGCTTGGCGCGGATAGCCAATGGGTTGAAGGCAGAGGCTCAGACTAATTGGTCCAAGTTCTATGCTTGGGTTGAGCCTAAGTTAGGGCATCCACACTGGGCCGTCGTTCCTGACGTCATCGGCGGTGGCGTCGAGGATAATCTCGCGCTCATAAAGCAGTGGCCATTCCGAAAGGAGGTGGCGGCAGTTGTGTGGCATCTCGACGAGCCGATCGAGCATCTTATCGCCCTGGTCGAGTTGGGCTTTGGAAAAATCTGTTTTGGCTCTGCCGGTGCGTACTGGCAGGTCGGTTCCGAAAAGTGGGCCAGAAGGGTAGATGAAGCTTTCAACGCGCTCATCCGCCATTTCGGCCATCTGCCTTGGATCCACATGCTTCGCGGCTTAGCCGTGTGCGGAGACGTCTGGCCGTTCGCCAGCGCAGATAGCACCAACGTTGCAAGAAATTTCAAGAACAAGGGCAGCGAGGTATGCCCTGAAAGAATGGCTCGGCGGATCGACGCCATACAGTGCCCGCCTCGGTGGGTAATGAAACCGGCAAACGACAACATAGGAGACCTATTTCATGACATCGCGTGCTAATATTGGCGGCTACGAGCCGCGCTTCATCATCGAACGAACCGACGGTAAGCCTATTTCTGCCGATCGTCGATACATGGTTATGGCCTTTGATGGCAGCGACCCAGAGGCCGTCCAAGCACTCGGCGTTTACGCCGATCTTAAGGAAGCAGCCAATCCGGTGCTAGCTGCCGATCTGCGCAAGCACCTCGCGGATCCCGCCAACGCGCCGGCTCAGCATCGCTATGCGTAAGCTGGCTCTATTGGTGGCGGCTTTTGCCGCCACTGTTCCCGCCGCAAACTGGATGATTGGCAATGTCGGAACAGCCTGCCTTGCTGCGGGTCCGTGCGTCATGCCAGTCGGCTTCGGCCTCACCGCACCGTCTGGCGTCCTACTTGTCGGTCTTGCCATGGTGCTGCGCGACATGGTCCACGAGGCGGGCGGGATACGCGCGGCGCTGTTAGCCATCGTGATCGGCGGCGCTCTGGCGTGGCTAGTTGCGCCACCGGCGCTGGTGCTCGCCTCTGTGGCGGCTTTCCTTCTTGCCGAGTTGGCCGACTTGGCAGTCTACGCGCCTTTGCGAGAGCGCCGTCTAGGGCTTGCGGTTCTCGCAAGCGGGGCGGCGGGAGCAGTCATCGACAGCGCTGTGTTCCTGTTTCTCGCATTTGGATCTCTAGCCTTCATCGAAGGTCAGATCGTCGGGAAGCTTTGGATGAGCATTTTGGCATTTGGCTTTATCGCATACCGGCGTCGCACTGCGCTTGCCTAACTCACCACCACCGCCGACACCACCGGCGGCATCACCACCACAGAGGAGACTGAGAATGACGACAATCTACGATCCGCCGAGCGGTTGGCGCTACGGCTTTCCCAAACCGTACAAGCCGCACGAGGGCGAAACGCTGGAAGATACGCTGGTCAGAGACGGATATCCAGAGAGGGAAGTGGGCGTCGGTGCGGAGCACTGCCGTTTCTGGGAAGAAAGGGAGGCCGCGTGATGTCGGTTATAAGTCTCCAGCCAGAACCTTATAACGCCGACGACACGCTCATGGTCGAAGGCTACGGCGCGCAGCCAGTCGTGCCGCCTGTCGCGGCGAATGATAATGAGTTGGTTGGGTGGTGCGCAGTGCCAGCCAACAGCATCCCTAAAGACAATCCCTTCAAACGCGGCCAGTATATCGGCCTCACTCGCCACAATCCCAATGCGGCCAGCATTTCCGGTCTGCAAGGCCGCGGCCCGTTCATCCAGATCTACCCGGCCCGCAAGTTCTTTCCGTTCGATCCGAGACCGGAAGACGTGTTCATCGAGAGCGTTGCGCATGGTCTGGCGAACATCTGCCGCTACTCTGGTGCAGTGGAGCGACACTACTCAGTGGCCGAACATTGCACGCTGATCGCGCGATACCTAGCGGCTCGCTACGACACACAGACCGCGCTGGCCGGGCTACTGCACGACGCGCCCGAAAGCCTTTCTGGCTTCGGTGACGTGGGGCGGCCAGTGAAAGGCAGGGCGCCAATCATCGGAGAGACGGAAGATAACATCTATCGGAAGGCAGTAGCGCCGCGCTTTGGCCTGCCGTCATGCCTGCCGTGGGGAGTGCACGAAGCTGATACCCGCATCATTGCGGACGAGATCGCCGCCAACCTCGCGCCGATGGCGTGGCAGTCTCGTTATAATGACCCGCTTGGCGTGCGTATCCGTTGCTGGTCTCCGAAGCAGGCCGAGGTGGAATTCCTCGCAACTTTTGATGCGCTTACTGGTGGAAGCAGGAGGCCGCATGATGGCTGACGACAGCGACCTGTTGCCGTGCCCACACTGCGGAAGCGCAGCCAAGAGCTACCACAGGCCAGATGATACAGGATGGAGCAACACGGACTGGATCTGCTGCGATGCGGGCGACGACGGCATCTCACCGGAGTGCGGCGCGCAGACATGCCTGCATGAAACTAGGGCTGCTGCCGTAGCCGCTTGGAATAGGAGGGCAGCATGACCAAGTATGCCCTACTTAAGCGCGATCTCTTCGAATGCCCAGAGCGCAATGGCTACACCGGCATCCTAGACAAGGCCGGAACGTGGGATGCGCAGTATGTGGCAAGCCACGAGTTCCGCGTCTTGGACAAATATACACCGACTGAAAAAGACCACTACGCGTTGCCGGTCCAATTGGCGCCGCCATTTACCAAGACATCATTCCACGACCTCCACGAAGCGTATCTGAGGCAGAAGATCGACGAATTGCAGGAGGAGAATATACGCTTGCGTTCGGCACTTGAGAGGAGGGCAGCATGACCACCAACGGTGCATGGCAATTCCACGTGGGTATGGAAGTCGTCTGCGTTCGAGCCGACTACGATCCAAGCCAGAAAACCACGATCACGCCGGAGCTTGTCGAGAACCAAGTCTACAAAATCCGATGGGTCGGCATCTATAACCACTACCTTGACGGCGAGTATCTGGGAATCCGCGTCGATGGCATCGACCGAGGCATCTGCCCGTTCTGGGGATATGACGACCAGCCGTTCAAAGCCGACCGCTTCAGGCCGTTGGTGAAAGACAGGATTGGCAGCCTGCGGGCGTTGCTCGTGCCGGGCCAGCCGTTGGCACCGGCGCCGGAAGAACCGAAACGCGTGAAGAAGAAAGAAGAGGAGAGGGTATGACCCCGAACACCGACAACTGGACGCCTTGGTCCGTCTGCGGCGAGGATCTCACCGCCGTACCGAATAGCAGACCGACAAATGACAACGTGCCTTCCGAATTGCGCGCGCTCGGCGCGGCAATCGGGAAGGTGGCGAATGATAACGGAGAAAGGGCAATCACCCGCGACCGTGCGGTCGAGTTGCTTTTATATGACGAGGCTACAGGCGAACTTACGTGGCGCATCGACCGTGGCAAGATGAAGTCTGGAGCGCCAGCTGGCGCCGTGCAGGCGAATGGCTATATTCGCGTTCAGATCGACGGTCTTTTTTATGCGGCCCATAGGTTGATTTGGCTGATGGTTTACGGCCACTGGCCTGATGATGATGTGGACCACATCAACGGCGCGCGCAACGATAACAGGCTGATAAATCTGAGGGCAGCCACAAGATCACAGAACCTCATGAATACGCGCGTCAGATCCGACAGCAGAACCGGCATTAAGGGCGTTAGAATGAAGCGCGGCAGATTCCAGGCGCGCATTAAGGTGAACGGCAAGGAGATAGCTGTCGGAACATATGACACTATCGAGGAAGCATCTGAAGCTCGCCGCTTGGCAGAAAAGCAAATCCACGGCATGTTTGCGAGGGCTTCATGACCGACGGCAGCATGTTCAACCGCGTCATGCATATCACCGACATGCCATCCTCCAATCCAAAGCGGGCCTTCGGTGTTCGCAAGCCGTCGGCGCAGTTCATCCCGCCTGTCGCGCTTATCGAGGAGAGCGTCGTCATGGCGCTCGGCGCGGCAAAATACGGCGCGTTCAACTGGCAGGATGATCCGGTTGACGCAACCACCTACTACAGCGCGGCGATGCGCCATTTGCTTCAATGGTTCTCAGGTGAGGACGTAGATCCAGAGAGCGGCGCGTCTCACCTTGCGCACGTTCGGGCCTGCATGGCGATCCTGATTGATGCGGCGGCCAGCGGCAAGTTGATCGATGATCGTCCGCGTTGCTCGTCGGCTGGAGAAGCGATCGAGCGGCTGAAGGTGGCGGCAAACGATAACCAAGAGGAGGCGCTGCGCCGGTATGGGTGAGATTCCTGATGAAGTGCGCGTTGCACTCGCGAAAGACTATGTCAGAGAAAACTTTGAAAGCGGCGAGCCTTGGTCAATGACGATCGCCCGAGCCATCCTCGCAGAGCGCCAGCGTTGCGCGGATGCGGCAGACAGGGAGGCCAAGGTATGTAAGGCCAGTGGCTTACCGCTAGCGGCACTTGGCTGCATCACGGTCCTCAAAGCAATCCTCAACCCCACCTAATCATAGGGCGGCCCAAGCCGCCCTTTTTACTATTCCCCGGTCAGACAGCACCGATCGCCCTTCAGGAAGCGACAATCGATGCAGTGCCTATCCCCGATCCGCGAGCGCGTCATGAACTCTCGTCGAAGCAGCCTGTCGCGTCTGCGGTCCCCAATGTCTAGTAGTCGCACACTGTAATTCTCTCTCCCGGATGCCGTCATTGCCCTGTCCAGCACAACAGCAGGCATCCCCCCGGATATGTGATCTACGCAATCTCCAATCTCAAATTCCCAGATACGCATAACAGATCCCCATTATGGCGCGCCTCATGCGCACCAAGCCAGATAGTGCACTACTTACTTGAACGCGCAATTCTGAGAAATGGGGATTAGAAATTGCCTCAAAATGGAGCGATACGGCCTGCCTGCGCAGGGCCCCATTATCCACACATAGTAAATTTCGCATCCCATTGCGCTGCGCTCTCTGGAGAGGACCAGCGCCGGCATGTCCCCGAACCGGACAGCCTGGCCAATTTTGAAGGCCCACGTCGCAACGTAAACCCGCCGTCGTCTACAGGGCAACTCTTCTACTGCGACTGCCCCCGTCGTCTGCACTGCCAGCGTCATGCTGCACCCCCTAACACGGCGATCGGCACCGTAGCCGGGAGTTCAACACCTGCCTTCACGACAAGCCAATGCGCCTTTAGGCCGAAGCCTTGGACATCAGGCACAACGGCAAGCCGGTATGCACGGGAGCAAGCATTCACGCTCACACGACGCATTGCTCCCGGCTAAGCCAATAGCCAGAGCGAATGCATCAGCCGCTAAGCTGCGCATGGCTTCGGTTCACTTAACGTGAACCTAGTAAAGGTCAGGGTGTTGAAGCCCGAGTTGATTAATACCTAAAAAGAGGTAACTCGCAATACTCAACCTATAGGGAGTCAACAGAAATCGCTAATAAATGAGCGAGCGTCATATTTCGGACAGATGGGTGCTGTGCGAGCGCATATATATAAAGAGTGGCTGTCAGCCGCGCGCTTTGCCTTGGCGGGAAAAGGTGATAGAACAGAATAAGCACAGAAGGAAAACGCCATTGTGCTTAATATGGGCTGTTTTTAAACGCTTTTCCTCGTATGTTCGCGGATGTTCCGTGTTTTCACGTATTGAACGTTCTCACCAGAAAAATGCATCAGAAATGAAAAAAGCCCTTGCAGGACAAGGGCTTTCTCTTTATCTGCCATCCCACCGGAGAGGTGGCCGAGTGGTCGAAGGCGCTCCCCTGCTAAGGGCGGAGCCTCTAATTTTTTACCTGTAACTTATTGATTTCAATGACGTTTTCGAGACTGGTATTCTCGGAGGCCACATTGGGCTTATTTTGTGCTTTGTTTTCAGTGGGTGCGCCAAAGATGTCATCAATGATGGCGTGCGCCTCGTCCGCCTTCGCATAGGTATCCATCATCACTTTCGGGCTTGCCCACCCGCCCAACTTGGCTGCGGTGACAGGATCGATGCCTTTCCTTACGACTAGTTCCGTTGCGAACGAAACACGCCCAGATGAGTGAGGAGGCGCGTAAGAAATCCCGGCACGGTTGCATGCCGTCTTCCAGCCGTTATAGACGGCGTGGCGGCTGGCGTAGCCGAAGACGCCATTAGCCTTCTTCTTGTCAGCCCGGTTCATGATACGCGGCTGGCTCATGAGCTCGGCCAGCATGTCGGCCATGGGCTGCGATATCCTGGCGACGCGAGGCTTCGTTTTTGTCTTGGTGAGATTGACCGTGCGCGCGGCCAGATCGACGTCTTCAGGCGCAACACGGCACGCCTCGCTGATGCGGGCTGCTGTCTCGTACATAAAGCGCGCCATCGCAGCCATCCCGAATGACAGGGCGTGCTCTGCGAATTTTTCGTGCCACTCGGAATCGACGGCGGATTTCTTTTTGGGATCTACCGGGAACTTCTCGATCTTGATCTGCCGGCCGTCTTCTGACTGGTAGGCGTGGTTTATGACGGCTTGTAGCGGCGTGATGACTTGCCGGTTGAGAGTGGATGGCAGCGCGTCTGGGTAGATATCCTTGGCGTGCGCTCGCACCCACGCAGGCTTGATGGTGCGGATTTTGATGTTGCCCCAGTGCTTGGTGATCTTGTCCAGAAAGCGAGACGGCTTCCCGGCCGCCTCGTATGAAATGACCGCCTCGACGAGTTTGAGCTCGGCGTCGTAGCCGCGGAGGTTTCCGACCTTTATCCGCGCGACGAAAGCATCAGCTTCCTCTTGCGCCTGCTTTTTTGAAGTAAGGCCAGTGCTTCGCTTCCGCTGTTTACCGTGGGCATCGGTGTAGTAATGGTGGTAGACCTTTCCTCGCTTGAAGACTTTGGCCATTTGCTCTTTTTCTCCTCTTGCAGAAGGGCCGGGATATCGACAGCAGATATTAGCATCGATCTGCCGATCTTTTTGGAGACGCCAATTCGTCTGGCCTTCTCCCACACCGTCCGTCCAGTCATGTTGACGCCGCTCGACGCAGTGATGCGGCGGGCGATCTCGTCGGGCGTCAGAAGATCATCGAGCGTGGCTTCTGGCGGCTTGTTATCATTGTCGTGATGGATGGTCATATGTAGGCATCCTCCCACGTCTCCGCAAAGCGACAATTGCCAGGCATGCCATCGAACATTGGACGGATCTGCGCACGCTTATATCCAGCTAGGCCGCAGCCGATCGGCGTAACATAGAACGTAAGATCTTGGCGGGATCGAGCGAAATTCAGGAAGTCCGCAACAAAGCCGCCGATTACATCAAGCGGCAATGTCTCTATGCGCTCGTCTTTAGTGGGTATCCCATATGAGCTGCCCTGTAGGCCGATACCCTGGCCGTAGACGGCACCATGCTCGAATACTGCGAACCTGGCTGCGCCGGCACCGTGGCGACCTGCCAAGTTGGAGCCGAAGACAAACACATCAATCACAACGCCCTCCAAATCTCTTCGCCCGGCGGCTGGTAGCTCTGGCAACCAGCGAGCAAGGCCAACGCGAGCGCCAGCCAGAGCCAGGAAGTTACGACGAGGCGGACGGCGGTCATACCGCCACCTGCATCGCTGCATTGTCATTTGCGGCCTGTTGCTCAGCAACCTGCCGCAGTTTGGCAGCAATCTGCTTGTGCCGGCGCTCGGTGCGCTCACGGCCGAAGCGGTCGTGCTCATGCCAGGCTGCTACGGCGAGCAAGCGGCTGGCCGGGATGCCTGTGTCGGGCGTCAGGGCGTCGACGACTTCCGTTCCGCTGCCCGTGTATGGGGCAGGGGCTGGCTTGGCTGGTGGGGCGGTTCTTCTGGGTTTCTGCATGGCGTGGTCTCCTCTTCTGTGGTGGGGTGGTGGGTGGTTATGCGTGACCGTGGTTGCCGGTACGAAAGACGTCTGGGTGGTAGTGGTTGGCGTCAGGATTGGTGCGCAAGAACTCCATGGCATCATCGCGGTCCATTATTCCGGTGTTCAGGCGTATGTTTCGAAGCCAAGCGTCAATCTGTCTGTTCTCGGCTGACTTGGCGGCGTACAGGCGTTGCCGCTCGATCCTATCAAGGCGTGCGACCACCTCTGCTTCTGTGATTGGGCGCTGATACGTGACTTGCGAGCCGATCCAGTCGTACGCCTCTATCTCGATCGTGGCGACGCTCCGGAATTCTTCGGGAACCTTTTCAAGCGTTGCCTGGAGATGGGCGATAAGGTCGACGATGCAGTTGCTGCCGCCGATCACATCAGAGTCTGGAACCGTTTCGGTTATCATCTCAGTCATTCGGACGCCTCCTTGCGATAGGCAACGGCCAACGATACAGCCCGAAGCTGATCCATCGTGACGCGGTGTGATACACCCTCGCAATCGAGGAAGACGCTTAAATAGTCGGCGTCGGCAGGTGCTTCGGCTAGTATCGCCGTCGCGATCTTCTCGAACGGCTCCATCGCCGTCGCCAGCTTTTCGCATGTGGCTTCTGCGTATTCGGCCCGCATGCGCTGCTGCTCTTTGAGGCCAACCGCACCGTTGAACTTCCTCGTCATGGTGAGGAGTTCCGCTTCCGCCTTCTCGGCTCGGGAGCGGATGGATTCGATAAGGTCTGCGGCTTCGCCTAGAATTCGCGTATCAGCGCCTGTGCATTTGTCTGGACCATCTGGCAATCCGCCGCAGAATTTGCATGGCTCATTGTCTGGCGTCGTCCAATATTCCGGCGACTTCTGGTCAAACGGGCAGATTGGAAGAGGTTGATTTGTGCGCAGTCGTTCCACGATATCGGCCATCTTCACCCCTCCTTCGTTTCGAGGAGGGCTGGGGCCCTCTCTGCGGGCGGTGGGTAGCGGAGCACCTTGATTGACGCCGCCTCGGCCTGCCGGATCATGTCAGCGGTGCCAGTCCCTCCGGGGAAGGCCACGACCAGATTTGCCCGGTATTCCTCAATCATGCGGCGGTTACGGATCGGGCCAGCGGCTTTACCGTGCGTCTTCCAGTCGGCTGGAATGTTCCAGCATTCGACGTGGCGCACCCGGCACCATTCAAATGCCAGCGCATCGGCTCCCTTGGCTGCACCCTGAATGACTACATCAGGGCGAAGCTCATCAAGGGCAGCGAAAACAGCGTTCCTATCGGAGTAGTCGCGGCCACCACATACGATTGCGCGGATCATTCTGAGCCCTCCGGCGGGAAGGCCTCGACTTGGCCGAGAATGAAAGAACTGATATCAGTCCAATACGCCAGCCAATCGTCTGGCTCAAATTGATTGCCGTATTTCTTGGTAACGTAGTCTGAAAGAGCCGCCGCTTGGTTTCGCGACAGAGCGACTTTATGAACGGGCGCCGTTGTCTCATCCCTCACGGCTGCTGACTGTGGTCGGAGATACACAGGCCCTATCCGCTGCCAGCGAGGGTTATTCTTTTCGAATCCCCACTCGACCTGCTGGACTTCAACAACCTGTTTAAGACCCGTTTCTTCGTGCTGGAAGACGTAGCCGTAAGGCTCCGTTACCTCGAATTGCTCCACCGTCTGGAGCAGTCGTTCAGCTTCGGCGATAATGCGCTGCTTTTCATCTTCCAAGGAATCAAACAGAAATCGCCTGTTCCAACGACCGGCGACATCGCCACGGTACTCATCTTCCATTTTGATGCCGCATTCGCCACACCAGATAGTAAACCCATGGTCAAAGTTGTCTTTCAGGTCTGTGGCCGAGGTAAAATTCGGTTCTTTCCCGCAGAACGGGCAGGGCTTCAATTCAACGTTCATTCGCTCTTCCCTCCCTGCGGAACAGTGGTGTCGGATTGACGCGCGAGGAGCATGGCGTCGGCGACCAGATAGGCGCATTTAGCCCATGCATCGATGCGCTCTAGGTCATCGCCACCGACGTGATCCCAAGACCTAAGCGGTATGCTGGCAATTGCCTGCCCGGCGAAGTAGTCACGAAGCGACATGCCTCCGAGTCTGTGGGAGAAAAACTCCTCCTTCATCCTCGGGAACGCATAACCGCCATCGTCCATATGTTCGGCCATCGGCCTTCTCCTCTAAAGTGGTGAATGGTTAGAGCGCGGCCCGGAAACAACATAGTTGCAGCCAAGCCATCAGAGGCAATTCTATTCGGTGACTTCCTCGAACTCGCCAGCGATGGTCAGTCGATATGATTTACCAGCCTCGACGCCGTTTTGGCCAACGAGCGAGGCCCGCACCGCTACAAGTTTGTATGGGTAGACGTCCGTATCGTAGGCGGCCAAGATGATGCCTCCGCCTTCTTCCGCCTTTGCCGTGGATTGGGCGCCAAGGGCAGCCGCCAGGGCATAGTCCCCGGTGCTCGCGGCATGGGCACCATTCCCGGTGCTCGCGGCATGGGCACCATTCCCGGTGCTCGCGGCATGGGCACCATTCCCGGTGCTCGCGGCATGGGCATAGTCCCCGGTGCTCGCGGCATGGGCATAGTCCCCGGTGCTCGCGGCATGGGCACCATTCCCGGTGCTCGCGGCATGGGCACGGTAGCCGGTGCTCGCGGCATGGGCACCATTCCCGGTGCTCGCGGCATGGGCATAGTCCCCGGTGCTCGCGGCATGGGCATAG